AAAGGTCAACGTACTGGCGGTAAAGACTTTGAATTAGGCGTTAAAAAAGGTGGAGCTATTAAAAAGATGGCATCTGGTGGCAGAACTTCTGCATCCAAGCGCGCTGATGGTTGTGCTACTAAAGGTTTTACGCGTGGCTAATCCAGTAAATCCTGTTGATCCTACCTCAAAAACTGGGGATGGAAAATCTTTCTTAGAAAGAATGCAGCGGGGTATGTCTAACGATCCTACTGCAAATCCAGAAAAGGCCAAACAGTTTGCTGATTTTCTTGAAAAGTCAGTCAATGAAGGTAAAGCAATTAATGAAGCTAAAAATGCTTATACCAAAAACTATTCTGGAAATACCAGAGTTGGCGGTATAGGTGGTGATGGCGGAGATCTTGAAAAAGGCATGATGGGTAGTCGTTTTAAACCATTAAATAAGGCTAAAGGCGGTAAAATTAAATCAGCATCTGCGCGAGCAGATGGTATAGCGCAACGCGGTAAAACTAGAGCATAAGGAGCATTAAATGAATAAATTAGTTAAAGATTCAATGGAACCACGCATGGGACCAGATATGGAACGTCACGATGAGTTTATCGCTGAACATGAGACTGACACTCATAAACACCATAAGCATGAGTTTAAAAAGCATAAAGCTACTCACGAACATCACATGGATCATGTAGAAGCTATGTGCATGGGTGGTAAGGCTCACAAATGAGAGCCAGCCGTGGAATGGGCGATATAGCCCCTTCCAAAATGCCTAAGAAAAAGATTATCCATAGAACGGATAATCCTAATGACGTGGAAGTTTATGCTAAAGGTGGGACTATTAAACATAGTGGTCCTATACAAGTATCCAAAGTTCCTGGCAGTATGGCTCCTATTGTTAAAAAAATGTTAAAAAATCCAGGCAAATTAACAGCATCTGATATGTTTGCCAAAGGTGGTTTGTATGAAAATATTCATAAGAAGCAAGCTCGTATTGCAGCTGGCTCTGGTGAAAAGATGCGTAAGCCTGGATCTCCAGGTGCGCCTACTAAAGAAGACTTTATTAAGTCTGCTAAAACAAGGAAGAAAAAATGAACTTATTTCATAGTTTAGAAGAATACGCACACGAGATTCTTGATGCAGTAAAAGCACGAGTGCAACATTTAGAACAAGCTTTTGGCACTCATAGCGATGAATTAGCTCATGTAGTTGCTACTTTAGAATCTCATGTAGCTTCAACAACTGTAGCTCCAGCATCATCTATTGCAATTGGATTGCCATCTGAGCCAGTAGAAGCTGCACCTGTAGAGCCTGTTGTTGAAGTTCCTGCTGAAATTCAAGCATCAGAAGAGAAATAATCATGGCTGAAAAATGGATTCAAAAAGCCATTAAAAAGCCTGGTGCATTGCATAAAGAACTTGGCGTACCTCAAGGCAAAAAGATACCAGCTAAAAAATTAGCTGCTGCTGCCAAAAAGCCAGGTAAAGTAGGGCAACGCGCTAGATTAGCTGAAACACTTAAAGGTTTAAAAAAATGAAACTACTATCTTGGTTTTCTAAATTTTTTAAAACTAAGAAAGTAGTTAATTTTCCTGTTCCTAAAACTATTCGCAAAAAACCAACTGTACAAAAAGCTACTACTAGAGCAAAGAAAAAATAATGGCGTATACCTCTGGTACAACCGTATTTAATTTAGACCTTTCCGAGCTAGTCGAGGAAGCGTATGAGCGTTGCGGTTCACAATTACGTTCTGGATATGATTTAAGAACAGCCCGTAGATCACTTAATCTAATGAGTATCGAGTGGTCTAACCGTGGTATTAACTTATGGACTGTAGAAGAATGTTCTATTCCATTGGTAACTAACCAAGGTATTTATGCCGTTCCAAATGACACAATTGACATTTTAGATTTAGAGACCAGAACCAGTAATGCTAGTACATCGAATCAAACAGATATTAATCTTAGCCGTATTTCTGAGTCCACTTACGCTACCATTCCTAATAAACTTACAACAGGAAGACCTGTACAAGTCTATTACAATCGCCAGTCTGGTAACGCTGATGTCACTACTTATACTGTAACTGGTAGCGCAATTAGCTCTACAGATACCACGATTACCCTTGGTTCTCCTAGCGGAACACTAACAGGGTTACGTTCTACTGGTTTTATTCAGTTAGATAATGAAATTATTGCTTATACCAACATTGTTGGTACTCAATTACAAAACTGTTGGCGCGGTCAAAACGGTACAACTGCTGCTGGTCATGCTATTGGAACTACTGCAATTGCTCAGTATTTACCCTGTGTCAATATTTGGCCTACCCCAGACTCTGGCGGTGGACCTTATACATTGGTCTACTGGCGCATGAGAAGAGTTCAGGATGCTGGAACAGGTGTCAATATACAAGACGTACCATTCCGTTTCATTAACTGCATGGCAGCTGGTTTAGCTTATTTCCTATGTATAAAACTACAGGGAATTGACCAGCAACGGGTAATGTTCTTAAAACAGGACTATGAAGACCAGTTTAACCTTGCAGCGCAAGAAGACCGAGAAACAGCCCCAGTTCGCTGGGTTCCTCGAAACTTGTTCTATTCAAGGTAAGTCATGCCGTCAAATTTTGCTTCTGGTAAGTATTCAATTGCCGAATGTGACCGATGTGGTCAAAGGTACAAACTTACCCAGTTAAAAAAGCTGACAATTAAGACTAAACAAGTCAGTATTAAAGTATGCCCAGAGTGTTGGGAACCAGACCAACCTCAATTACAATTGGGTATGTATCCTGTCAATGATCCCCAAGCGGTAAGGGAACCTAGACCTGATACTAGTTATTACGGTGCTGGACAGACTGGTTTGCAAACCTTAAATGGAAATGCAAATACAACTGCTCAAAACGGATATCCTACTGATGGTAGTAGGCAGATTCAATGGGGTTGGTATCCAGTTGGTGGATCGCAAGGTTTTGACCGTAAATTAACGCCTAATAGCTTGGTTGCTGTTGGGAATATAAACTCAGTAACAGTATCGGTAACTTAGGAGCTAAAAATGGCAAAGATGGAATCAAAATCAGAATCAAAAAAAGAAATGGCAATGGATAAGAAACAAGACGTTGCTATGATTAAAAAAGCTTTTAAAGAGCATGATGCTCAAGAGCACAAAGGTGGCAAAGGCACAAAAATATCCCTTAAAAAGGGTGGTGTAACTGGCAAAGCTTTGAAAGCTGTTGGTCGTAACATGGCTCGTGCTAATAACCAAAGAGGTCGTTAATATGGCAACCGCAAAAAATGTAAAACCTACTAAAAAGAATAGTCCATCTATTCATGTAGGTGCTAACCGTGATAATGGCCCAGCTGAAATGTATGCCAAGAATGGTGCTACAGCTGTTGCTGGTGAAGCTCCAATGAAGTCTGGCATATTAAGCAGAACTAGATCTGCCCAGGATGCCAGCATTACAGATCCACTTTCCAATGGCGTAGCTTATGGTATTGGCAGAGAAAAGACTGAAGGCATTGTAATGCGTGGTCACGGAGCTGCTATCAAAGGTATTAAGTCTAGAGGACCAATGGCCTAATGAATTACGTCCAGTTATATCAAGCGATACAAGATTATTCCGAAAATACGGAAGCCTTATTCGTTGCTAACATTCCTACGTTTGTACAACAAGCGGAAGAACGTATTTTTAATACGATTAATTTTCCATCTATTCGTAAAAATGTAACGGGATCAGTTACTTCTGGCAATAAATATTTATCTTTACCGCTTGATTGGCTATCAACGTATTCAATAGCAGTTGTTGATGGATCTGGCAATTACACTTATTTGCTTAATAAAGACGTTAACTTTATTCGTGAAGCATATCCTAATCAAGGATCTGCATATTATGGTTTGCCAAAATATTATGCAATTTTTGGTCCGCAAACAGCACAACCTAATGAATTAACAGCTATTCTTGGACCTACTCCAGATTCAAACTATACAGCTGAATTACATTATTTCTTTTACCCACCATCAATTGTTCAAGGCATTATTGCAACGCTTAATACATCTTATAGCGCAGGATCTTTATATACCAATGGTACATACGAAAACGTACCATTAACAGGCGGATCAGGTTCTGGTGCAACTGCTACATTTACTGTTTCTAATCAAACAATATCAGGCGTTACTATTAATAGCGGTGGACAATTTTATGTGTCGGGTGACACATTAAGCGTATCAAACTCTTATCTTGGAAACTCAGGATCAGGGTTTTCCATTAGCGTACTTACTGTTAATAACTCTACTGGCACAAGTTGGTTAGGTGATAATTTTGACCCAGTACTTTTGTACGGATCTATGCGTG